AGTTCGCGCAGTTCCCGCAGATGTGGAAGGATGCGTTCGAGATCGTCAACAACGCCAAGCAGCAGGTCTTTCAGACGCTCAGCGTCAACCCGGCGCAGATCACCCAGGGCAACCCCTACCGCAAGCCAACGCAGGCCGAGGTGGCGGCGGAGCAGCAGGTCGACGTGCTGACGACGGCGGACGCGGTGACGATCGTCGAGGGTGGCATCCTCACGCCGATGATCACCCGCATGGTGGCCATGGACCAGCAGTTCCGCGACAAGGACCTGACGGTGCGTCAGTACGGCGAGATGGGCGTGCGGACGCAGATGGAGGTCATCACTCCCCTGTCCTTCGACAAGCACTGGCAGTTCCGCTGGTTCGGCGTCGAGGCGGCGCGCTCCGCCCAGCAGATCCAGCAGCAGATCAGCGCCATCAACGTCGTACGCACCATTCCGCCGGCGATGTATCAGGGCTACCGCCTCGACCTGGCGCCGGCCATCTCGCACCTTCTGGAGGCGGCCTTTGGGCCATACCTGGCCCCGCTGGTGTGGAAGGACCTGCGCTCGTCGCTGTCGCAGGAGCCCGAGAAGGAGAACGAGCTGATGCTGGACGGGCTCGACATGCCCATCCACCCGCTCGACGACCACGAGAAACATCTGGCCGTGCACATCCAGGCGCTCATCCAGGACCAGAAGGCCAACGCCGGCAACGCCGACCGTTCGGGCGCGTTGCGCATCCACATCCTCCAGCACCAGCAGGCCATGGCTCAGCAGATGGCGCAGGCGACGGCGCAGATGATGGGGCCGGGCCAAGGCATGCTGCCGGGGCCAGGACAGGGCCAGAGCGGGCCTCCGCCGGGCGCCGCCGGGCAGCCGCGGCCAGGAGCGCAGGTGGGCCAGACGCGCCAGCAGGGGCCGGCCGGCATGATCCACAGGGACCAGATGCAGGATCCCGCGGTGATGCCGCGGACAACCATGACACCGGGGATAGGATGATGAGACTTGCAGCACTCGCGGCCTTGTGCCTGCTGATCGGCTTCGTGGTCGGCTCGGTGAGCCCCATTGGCGTGGCCTTCGCCCAGATATTCTCGCCGGCCGCGGTGAACGGATGCATCTATTTCTCGACGCCGCCGACGCTGGCCAACCGCCAGCAGAACGTCTTCCAGTGCGACGTCAACGGCAAACTCATTACGGGGTGATCTGATGCGGAAGTTTTTCCTCGCGCTCTTTGCGCTGATCGGTTTCGCAGGCGCTGCGCCTGCCCAAATCCAGACGCCAGCGGCGGTGAACGGCTGCATCTATTTGGCGAACCCGATCACGCTGACGGATAAGCAGCGTTCGGCGTTTTTGTGTGACGCCAATGGCAAGCTGCTGACGAGTGGAGGCGGCGGCTCAAGCGGTGTCAATCCGGCGCCGGGTTTCTATACATATCCTGCACAGGGAGATCTTTACGCGAGGTTTACGCAGTCGACGCAGAGCTATTATAGTCCGTTGCCAGGCGGCGCGACGACATCGTTTGCGACATGGCTGACGAACGTATCGGGTACGTTTACGCGATCTGGCACTGTTGCGCCGTACTGGACTTCCGGCGGTCTTTTGGCGAACGGTTCTGCCAACACGCCGCGTTTCTCTTACGATCCTGTCACTCTCGTTCCGAACCTGCTCTATGAGCCGGCTTCGGCGAACCTCGCGACGTTTACGCAGGATTCCAGCAACGCCGTGTGGGCGTTCTCGAATGCAGGTATCGGCACGCGGACGGCGAACGCTGCGACGGGCCTGGACGGCGGGACGACAGCGGGCATTTTCCGCGAGGCGACACCCAGCACCCAACATCTTGTCTGGTGGCTGGACAACAACGCTGCCGTCACCAGTGGCAATTTCTACGCCTTCCAGATTTATCTGCAGGGCGTGAACCGCACCCGAATGCGAATCCAGCCAAGCGGATCTGGCATGGGCTCGACGGCCTTCATTGTCGACTTGGCGAACGTCACAGTCAGCGACCCGTCGTGGGCGATTGAAAAACTGGTGAATGGGTATGTCAGGCTTTACAAGGTCTTTCAGGCGACCGCCTCTGCTGCGATAGATATCCGCTTCTATCTGCTCGACGCGCTTGGAGGCGACACCTACGCGGGCTCAACGTCGGCGGGCTGGAACCTTGGCGGCGTGCAGATGGAGCAGGTAGCTTCACTGTCTTCGCCTCCGTCGACTTACATGGCGCGCCTCAATGCGACGGCCGTCAGTCGCTCGGCGGACGCGCTGGCGTTCACGCTCCCCGCCGGTGCAAGTTCTCTGACCTACACATACGCGAACGGCCAGACGCAGGTTGCTTCTGTGTCGCCGGGCGCATATTCGGTCCCGACAAATCTTAATAACTACCAGATCGCCAGCTTCGTCGATGTAGACCTGACACAAGTCGCGGCCCCCGTCCTGAGTGTCGCTGGGCGCACCGGAAACGTGGCGCTGCAACAATCCGACGTCGCTGGGCTCAAGACGACGGACATTGGGTTCTTCTCTGGGCTGAGCCTCAGTAGCGTTCCCATTCGGATGGGCACGAGTACGTCATTTCCGTCGATGCTCCGCAGTGAAGGACAGGTTTTCAGTTGGGTTGGCACGGCCGCCCCTACCAAGAATGTTATCAACCTCCCCGGCGCGTCGCGGTACATCATCATTGGTGGCGGCGGTATCGGGCAAACACTCCTCCCATCCTCACAGAGCAACGCGGTTCTCATCGGAAATGACGCGGCGGCATTTTCCACGACTATCGCTGCTGCGACCATTGTTGGCGACACCGCGTTGGGTTCAACGACTTCCGCCCAGAACGTTTCAGCGTTTGGCAACGAGGCCGGCAACACGTCAGGAACGGTTTCCGCCTCGAACTTCTTCGGCAATCTCGCCGGCAAGCATGTCGGCGGCGGCGTGTACACCCGCGTTGATGCCATGGGCGTGAACGCGATGCGCTACGTCGCTGGGACGGATGCGGTTGTCATCGGTAGCGGCGCGGTCTATGACACGACGGCCTCAGGGCGCACACTGACGCAATCTGTAGTCCTCGGGTCGACAGCGGGCAATACGATCGCAGGGGCCGGAACATCGACGGGCCTGATCCTCATCGGCTATGGCGCGCAGCCCGTCACGCCAACCACGAGCAACTATCTCAACATAGGCGGCGCGCTCAAAGGCGATATGAGTGGCGGTACGTACGCTTTCACGACTTCGGCCGGCGGTGATGCAGTGACGACGTCAGCGCTTTTGAAAACCAAGCCGTATACGGTCAGCACGCTTCCCGCCGCGCCAGGAGCTGGTGCCAGGGGTTTTGTGACCGATGCCACAGCCTGCGTACTTAATGCAGCGCTTACGGGCGGCGGAGCGGTAGGATGTCCTGTGCATTACGATGGTGCCGCATGGGTTGGGGGTTGAACATGCGCGCTTTCTTCATGGTCGCGTTCTTGATGCCGGCATACGCCATGGCCGCTGACATCAAGCCGACCTTCACCGCCGAGCAGGCGCAGGTCATCCTCAACATGAGCAACGCCGAGATCGAGCGCGCGGTGGCCAAGGGCAACTACGGCGCCATCAAGCAGACGCTGCCGATCGTCGAGGAACTGTTTCGCGCAGCACAGGAAGCCGCCAAGGAACCTGCGAAGCCTCCGGTTGAGGAGCCTGCGAAGTGATCGACCGAAAGAAATTCTTCGACGGTATTCGCGGCAGCCCGATGCCGAAGAAGCTGAACACGGGACAGGTCAAGGGCATCACCGTGATCCTCGACGAATGGGAACGGCGGGGCCTGACTGACTTGCGCCATCTGGCGTATATGCTGGCAACAACGTTTCACGAGACGGCTGCAACCATGCAGCCGATCACGGAGTATGGCAGCCAGAAGTACCTCAAGGCCAAGAAGTACTGGCCGTGGATCGGCCGTGGCTTTGTGCAGCTGACATGGGAACCCAATTACATCGCGATGCAGAAATTGTTGAAATCTGCAGGCTTCGATGTGGATATTGTGGCGGATCCTGACGCCGCCTTGCGCCCTGATGTAGCAGCGTTCATCATGTTTGAGGGGATGGCGCGCGGCACCTTTACCGGCAAGAAGCTTTCCACGTATTTCAATGCCAAGATCACAGACTGGTTTAATGCACGGCGCATAATTAATATCCTCGATGATGCCGCTATGATTGCCAGTTACGCCAAACAGTTTTACGCTGACCTCCAGTTGGCGTCGAAGTAGGAGCCTCGAAATGAATTATGACCAGGCATTGGGCATCGCCCGACAAGTCTTCACGCTGGCCGGCGGCATCGCTGTTGGCCGTGGTTGGATCACCGCGGACATGGTGACTGCGATCGTTGGCGCGCTGCCGGCGCTCATCAGCATCTACTTCGTCTACAAGAAGGCGAGCCCGGAAGGCCAGCTCGCCGCAGTCGCTGCCAACCCCGAGGTGAAGAAGATCGTCACGACCCCTGCAGTCGCAACTGCGGCGCCGTCGCCGAAGGTGGTGCCCCAATGAAAGCTCTGATCCTCGCGAGCGCGCTGGCGCTCACCCTCGCCGGCTGCGCCAAAGGCCCGTCATGGGGGCAGATCACCGCCGGCGTCGCCGCAGTCGAGAATTTCAAGATCACCCAGAGCCAGCTCGACGGGGCGCGCAGCGCCTACGTGGCCGGCTTCCTCGTGCCGGCGGCGGCCTATGTGAAGCTGCCCCGCTGCCCGGCTGGCGCCACGACGAGCTTCTCCAACCAGTGTTCGGAGCAGAGCAAGGTCGACAAGATCAAGACGATCACCGCGGCCATGAAGCAGAACTTCGCGGCGGTGAAAGCCAACATGGCAGCAGGAGGCTCAGGGCTTTCAGCGGCGTGGACCCTTTTGCAGAGCGGTCTGTCGACCGCGACCGCGCTGATGGCAGGAGCCTGACATGACCCTCGTGACCCTCATGACCCAACTGGAGCTGGCGGCCAGCGTGGCGAAGCTGGCCATTGCCGTGGGGGTGGAAGCAGCCCCTTATGTCGAGCAGGTCTATCGGCTCATCACCGGCGGCGAAGGGCTGACGGGTGAAGAGCGCGCGGCGCTGGAAGCCAAGCAGGCCGAACTCGAAGACCTGATCGCAAACGCATGAAGGGCGGGGGCCTTGGTGTTTGAACCAACCATAACAATCGGAGCGCTGTTCACGATTGGCAGCTCGCTCTTTGGCGTCTTCTTCACATGCCTGTTCTTTGTCTGGACCCTCCGGGGGCGGGTGGACAGCCTGACCAGCCAGATGGGTGTTGTGGTCGCGGAGCTTTCAGCGATGCGACGCATCATGGAGACCCAGGCCCGGCAGGACGAACGGATCATTTCCCTGGAGAAACGATGGGATGAATTGCGTCACGGCGAGGGCATGGTGCTGCCCCTGCAGCCGGCGCGCCGACACGTATGATTGACAGGTATCAATTCCTGTAAGATAACTGCAGCGTTCGGAGTGGTGGGCCTTACCCACTATCGGAGCGGTTGGCCTAACCAACTATCGACCAGTGGCCGTAAGTCACCGAAGGAGTGGACCATGCATATTCGCAAGTACAACATCTACGAGATGATGCTTCGCGGCCCCGCCGATCGTGGCGGAGAGGGCGGCGACGATCTTGATGTCAACCTCGAAGGAGACGACGATGGCCAAGAGCATGAAGAAGCCGGCGAAGAAGATGGCGAACAAGAAGATGGCGAACGCAAGCCTCAAGCTCGGAAAGAAAATGCCGAGCGTGAAGAACCCGATGAAGACGACGAGGAAGGTGCCGGCGTACTAAACGGCGAAGGCGACGATGAAGACGACGAGCAGGAAGATCCTGCGCCGCGCGTCGCCGCCAAGGGTCGCAAGACCCTCCAGGACAAGTTTCGTGAAGAGCGCGCCCGCGCCCGTGCTGAGCGCGAGCGGAATGATCGGATCGAGAAGGAGCTGAATGACCTTCGCGCCGAGCGTCAGCGGGAGAAAGCCCGTGAAGACGCGCAGAGCGAGGCCGATCGACTGGCGCTCATGCTGCCTGAAGAGCGGGTGCAGTATGAGCTGAACAAGATGCGCGACGAGACCCGTCGTCACAACGAGATGCTGGCGTTCAAACAAGCGGACGACAGCGACCGGATGAAGTTTGAACAGCGTGCCGCGGCGGACCCGATCATCGCCAAGCGTGCGCAGCGAGTTGAGCAGGAGCTGATGAACCTGCGCAAGAACGTCGGGATCAACGCCAAGCGCGAGGACGTGCTGGCTCTGATCATCGGCCGAGAAGTTTTGGAGCGGAAGTCCGCGCCAAAGAAGACCGTGCAGAAGACTGTTGCACGGGGCAAACCGCCTGCGAGTGGTCGCGGAGACGCAGCTTCGGCTCGTCGCCAGTCCGCCTCGACGGCAGAGAAACGTCTGGCAAACGTGGCCATCTGATGATGACACTGCGCCGCATCGAGAAGGGACTTGGCTATGGCCGGGAATAACACAGCGTCGCAGTTTTCATCTGATATCGTCAGCTTCATTGCTGAGAAGACCCTCCCGCTGGCGCGTCGCCAGCTCGTCGCCTACCAGTTCGGCGAACCGTTGAAGCTGCCCAAGGGCCGCGGCACCACCTATACCGCGACCCGCTACGAGCGCGTTCCGCTCCCCTTCGCTCCGCTTTCCGAAGGCGTGCCGCCGACCGGCGAGACGATGACCATTTCCCAGGTCTCGGCCACGGTGCAACAGTGGGGTGACAAGATCACCATCACCGACGTCGCCGAACTGACGATCTACCATCCGGTCTTCCAGCAGGCGATCAATCTCACGGGCCTGCAGGTCGCGGAAACCCTGGAGCGCAACACCTTTAACACCCTGCAGGGCGGCACCCAGGTCAACTACGTGAACAGCCGCGGCTCGCGCGCTGCGCTCGTGGCCGGCGACGTGCTCAACCTCCATGAGATCAACCGCGGTGTCGGCGCGCTCAACACCATCGGCGCTCCGCGCTACATGGGCGACGAGCAGACCGACACCAAGATCGCGGCCGACAACGGCGGCGCCAGGGCGTCCTCCAACCCGCGCACGCTGCCGCACTTCACCTCCATCATGCACCCGCTCGTCGAGCAGGACATGCGTGAGAACGCCACGGTCGTCACGGCCTGGAGTTACAGCGACATCAACCGGCTCTACAACAACGAGCTGGGCGAGCTGGGCGGCGTTCGCTTCTGCCGCTCCAACATGGTGCCGAGCTGGACGGGTGTGGCCCTCATCACCGGCACGCCGGGCACTGCGGGCGCGCTGGCGACCAACACCTATTACATCCGGGTGACGGCGTCCGACACGCAGAACCAGTATGAGAGCCAGATCTACCAGGTCTCCACCGGCCTGTCCGTGACCGGCCCGACTGGCTCGATCAGCGTTGTCCTGCCGGCCAAGCCGGGCTTCACCTACAGCGTCTACATCGGCCTGACGACCTCGCCAGCGAACCTCGGCCTGTCGGCTGCAGGCCCGACCACCGGTCCGATGACTGGCCAGGCCACCCAGCTTGCGCCGGGGCAGACGGTCGTGATCACGGGTGTCGGCGTTGCTCAGACCCCGCCGGCGGCTCCGGCCACGGGCATCACGGTCTACCCGACCTACATCTTCGGCCGCGGCGCCTACGGACAGGTCGTGCTCGACGAGATCAAGACGTCGTACCTCAAGGACGCCGACAAGTCCGACCCGCTGAACCAGCTTCGTGTGGTCGGCTGGAAGGTTATGTACGGCTCGATCCTGTTAAATCAGACATTTTTTATGCGCATCGAGAGCACTTCTGCTTTCACTGCAACCTTCGGATAACATTGAGCTTTTAGCTCAATGTCGTAAAAAGTCTGGTTCGGGGCGCATGCTCCGAACCGCCCCATCTCCAGCGCTGTAGGAGCGCCACATGGCCACGATTACCGCTGGCACCGCCGCGACCACCACGCTGGTCGGCGTGCAGTTTCAGAAGAGCCTCTCGGCGGCCGACGTCGCTGCGATCGCCAATAGCATTCTTGATCCTGACGTGAATGGCAGCCCGATCTATCCGGGCGCTTTCTCACTGCAGGGTCTCCTCTACATCCCGAACCGCGGCGTCCTCCACGTCAAACGCGGCGACTACGTGGTCTATGATCCGGCGACGGGCTGGCCGATCCTGCTTTCGTCTCAAGCCGCTGCTGGCGCGAGCTGGGTGCACACCTAAAGGAGAACCTCGATGTCGAATGAGAAAGAAGACAAGAAGAAGGTCTCGGCGCCGCGCCGGCTAGGCGCAGTCGAGCCCGACAAGACCTTTGTGGATGAGACCCGCATTGCCGCCCTTCGGAAGATGGCCGAGCAGGATGTCCATGAAGAACTCACGAAAGAGCATGAAGAACTTCTTCTGGAGCAGTTCAAGCAGGAGGCACGCCAGGCGAAGCTTCCGCAGGAAGAGCTGCAGGAAATCCAGATCGACTTGCCCGGACATGCTCCCCATGTCATGCTCGACAACGTGATCTATCTGCACGGCCACACCTACACGCTGCCGCGCAACCAGGTCGACAGCATCAAGGACATCATGGCTCGCGCGTGGGACCATGAGAACGACATCGGTGGCGCCAATCGTGACGTCTACCGTAAGCCGCGCAACCAGCGCATCAGCCAGAATGGGCCTGGAAGCGCTTCACTGATGAGGGTATAATGAACGACGCATCCTCGAATGCCAACGACCCCGTAGCGCCGGTTGCCCCGGCCCTCGGCATCTCCATGTCGACCGAACTGGGCGTCGGTCGCAATCTCGTGCTGCAGACGCATGTATCGTCTGACTGCGCGCCGGCCGACCTCAAGCAGCTTCTCGACAAGCTGGCCACGGCGTCCGACCAGCAGCGCGAGCGCTATGACGCGCAGCTTCGTCTGACGGCTCTCAAGGAGCTGGAAGAGCAGCAGTCGCGCCAGTACGAGCGGTTCAGCTCGGACTTCAAGCGGCTCGAAGCGAAGCGCGAGCAAGAGGCGAACCTCGTTCCGCCGGGGCGGCGGACGCCCCCGCAGAAGTCGCCGGCGATCGAGGCCAAGGAGCAGGCCGATCGGGACAACGCACGCTACACGCTCGAGACCGGCAAGAAGGATCTGGACATAACCCGTGCTCAGATCAAGGAATATGAGGCGAAAGTCGCCGAGTTCAGCAAGGGATAACCATGAGCGGCCTGACCAGTCAGCAGATCATTCAGCTCGCCTGTCAGGCCGCCAAGGTCCCTTCCTTCGTGTCTCAGGCCGGGCAGTTCCTCAATGCAGTGCTGTCCGACCTGAACCAGCAGTACGACTTCGACAAGGCGCGCAAGACGGTCGTCATCACGCTGTCGCAGGACAGCCTCGACCCGACCACGAGCGCCGGTCCCTACGCGCTACCGGCCGACTATCTCCGCTGCAAGTTTCGCGACATCTTCTACTCGATCAACGGCGTGCAGTATTTCCCCATCTTCGTCGATCAGGCTGAGTACGATCAGCTCGTGCAGACGCCAGGCTTCCAGAGCTATCCCACCTACTGTGCGTCGGACATGAGCCAGACGCCGCCGGTGATGTATTTCTGGCCGCCGCCCTCGGGCGCCTACGCCACGACGATCCGCTACTTCTGCGCGATGCCCAACATCACGAACCCGGAAAGCTCGTCGGAGATCCCGTGGTTCCCCAACCAGAATTATCTCATCACACGCGTCGCTGCGGAGCTGATGAAGCTGTCGAACGATGACCGCAAGGACAACTTCCTTGCCAATGCCGCCGATATCCTGACCAAGTACATGAAGATGCAGGACGACCGGGAGAGCAAGGCGCAGAACGTGCAGCTTGATCGGCGCCGCTGGAACGGTCCCGGTCGTTTGCTTCCAAACACGAAGACGATCGGATGGCTGTGGTTTATCAGTATCTTAGGCGCTAAACTCTGGTCTCTTTTTGGAGTGCCAGGGGCGCTGACGTAGGGGGCGCGAGTGAGCATCCCCGGCCGCCCAACTCCGTTCATAGGCATTGGCCTGACGGACAGCGTCGACGGCACGTTGACGCAAGGGGGCGACAACTCCGTCTTCGGCAACATGACGGCCCTGCAGAACCTCATTCCGGACCCCTCGACGCGGGCGCTGTGGATGTGTCGACCGGCGGCGGTCGACCTCAGTGGCTTCACAGGCTTCACCAATCCAGGCGTCCCTTCCGTCATGAAGGACATCGGTCGCTATGTTTACGGTCTCATCCCGTCCGACCTCAACCCCGGCTATGATGAGCCGTTCTGCTATGACGTCATCGCCGATGCGATGGTTACGGTCACAGGTATCACGAGCGCCAACGTGCCGTTGAGCCCTGCGGCCACGGGCGACTGGCAGCCTCCGAACATGGAGATCGTCGGCGTCTATCTTGTCGTGCAGCACCAAGGCTTCGATGGGGTCACGAACTTCTTCGGCTGGTTCGACATCAGTAACCCGGCCGCGCCGGTCTGGCACGCGGGCAATGTGACCGTCAGTGGCACCGGTGTCGCGCTCGACACGAAGCCGACATGGGTGGCGTCGTTCTACGGGCGGGCCTACTTCCTCTGCAACCCGGTCGGCGGTCAGCCGGCGGCGCGCTTCACCGATCCGCTCACGCTCAACGTGTCGGTGGCTGATCACATTCTGACCTTCGACGACAACGTGCCGCTGACCTGCGCGGCCCCGCTCTCCCTGCACACCCAGCTCGGCGGTATCGTGCAGGCGCTGATCGTCTTCAAGGGCATCACGAACATGTACCAGGTCACGGGCGATGCGGCCCTGACCGATAATCCACTGTCGCAGAACGCCATGAACGTGGCGACCGGCACGCTGGCGCCCAAGAGCATCTGCAACACGCCTAAGGGGATTGCCTTCATGGCGCCTGACGGCGTCCGCTTCATCAGCTTCAACGGTGAGATAAGCGACCCGATCGGTGCGTTCGGCCAGGGCGTCACGGTGCCCATGATCTATGCCAACGTACCGTCGCGCGCTTGCGCGGCCTACTCCAGCAACGTGATGCGCATCACCGTCTCGAACGGGTTCGTGAGCGGCGCGCCGTTCCAGGAATACTGGTTTCACCTGTCCTTGGGGATCTGGAGCGGGCCGCACAGTTTCCCCGCTGCGCAGATTGTGCCGTATCAGCAGGGCTTCATCATGGCCGGTGTTGGGGTCGACGGCAAACTGTTCCGCTCCGAAGCCACTCAATCGAGCGCGTCCACATTCGTCGAGAACGGCGCACAGCTCACCTGGGATTACAAGACCGTCATGCTGCCCGATGCAGGTGACATGGCTGAGCATAGCTGGACCGAGACGACGCTGGATCTGCAGCTCGCCGCGGGCATCCCGCCGATCAATGCCTACGCCAAGGACCAGAACAATTCAGTCATCCAGAACGCCATCATCGCTGTGAGCAACGATGTGCCCTTCTGGGGCTCCGCCGTCTGGGGGCTATTCCGCTGGGGCGGGACTTCTTATGGTCTGGCCGCCCGGCAGGTGAAATGGCCACAGAATGTGGTATACAAACGGGTCTGTTTCGAGGTCGCGGGCGAGAGCCGACTGGCGATCCGGGTAGGCAAGATGTACACGCGCGACGCGCCGCTCGCGTATCTTACAGCTCCTTACGAGGCGGGTTGACGTCATGCCGATCATTGGAACGCTGCCATCGAACATCGTCAACGGCGACATCGCCGATGCCCCCACGGCAATGGCGAACTGGAACTATATCGTTGCGCAGGTGAACGCCAACGCCGCACAGAACGGCGCGAATAACGACATCACGGCGCTCCTTGCGTTGACGACGCCGATCACGCCGGCACAGGGGGGTAGCACGGTTTATTACGGTGCTGCATCGACGGGCACGCTGGACTATGTGGTGGCGAGCGCTTCGCCATTGGGTTACACCTTTACTGCGGGTAAACGTATTGTTTTTATTGCTGGGGCAAACAACACCGGCAGCAATGTGCGCTTGAACGCCAACGGCACGGGTTTGATCGACGTGCGCAAGCGGGGCGCCGGCGGCCTTGTGGCTCTCAATCAAGGCGACTGGGTCGCAGGCCAGCTTGTCGAGTGTATTTCGGACGGCACCTACCATATCTGGAACGAGAACAGCACACAGGGCTTCGGTCAGCAGGGCACCATTCCTTCGGCCACGACGACCGACCTCGGCACGACGGCTTCCCGCAACGTGCTGGTCAGCGGCACGACCACGATCACTTCTTTCGGCGCCAGTGCCAACATCGCCTTCCCGCTCTATCTCGTGCAGTTTAGCGGCATTCTGCAGATCACGCACACGGGCGGCACGCTCAACCTGCCGAACGGAGCCAACATCACGACTGCCGCGGGTGACACCTGCTGGGCGTTCTACAACGGCTCGGGGCAGTGGACCGTCATCTCCTACATGCGGGCGAGTGGCCGCGCGCTGACGCCGACTGATCCGTTCCCGTCCCAGACCGGGAACAGCGGCAAGGTGCTTCTCACGAACGGAACTTCTGTTCTCTGGGGGGCGAACGCGATCACCGCGGCGGCATCCATCAGCTCGGCCGGCGTCGTCACCGGCAGCTACAATGTGACCAGCGTGACGGTCGTCGGCACGGGCATCTACGACATTACGCTCACCACGGCGCTCAACAACACCGACTTTCAGGTTTTCGCTTTTCTCAAGGACGGCAGCTTCGTCGGTCTGGCGATAGAGCAGCCCGGGTCTCGGACCACGTCGAATGTGCGAATACGCACCACGTTGGCCAACGGCGTTGCACAGGCTTTTGCGTTTTCATTCCTGATCGTTGGCGGCCTGTGATTTGACCACCACTGTCTCGAAGCAGTAGAACCGATGGGCGAGGATCATGAAGGAGAAGCACGATGGCCAAAGAAAGCAGCATGAAGATCACCGACGCGACCAAGAGCGGTTCGGGCAGCAAGTCTCCCGACGCCAACAACATCGGCACGCCGCTCAAGGGACCGAGTGTCAACAGTGACCCAACCCGCAAGAGCGTCGGCCAAGGCCCCAAGACCCTCGGCCCCCGCGTCGCCTGAGCTGACCTATCAGTGGGAGAGTTTCTCGGAGCACGCTGCCGAGATGCTCCCGCTGTTCCAGGCGGACTTCAAGGAGATGGTCACGGAGGACGAACCCCTTGATCCCGACTGGGCGCTGTTCGGCCGTTACGAGATGGCCGGGCTCTTGAAGCTCTACACGGTCAGGGCGGCTGGCGTGGTCGTCGGCTACAACCTGTTCACACTGGGGCCATCGCTCCTGCAGAAGACGGTGTTCCGGGCCAACTGCGTGGCGCTCTGGCTGCATCCTGCGTACCGCGCCGGCCGCGTGGGCATCCGCCTCATCAAGGGAGCGGAGGAAGGTTTAAGGGCAGACGGCGTGCAGAAGGTGCGCTATGGTGTGCACCTGAATTACATGGGCGGCGCGGTCGTCCGCATGGTCGAGCGGTTCGGCTACGTGCCCTACGAGACGGTTTGCGAGAAGGGGATTTGACATGAGTGGTGGAAGCGACGCACCCCCGCCCCCGCCGGTTTACCAGTTCCAGAACCAGGGCGGCGCCGATCAGGGCGCCTTCCAGGGTATCCAGGATCTCGCCAATCAGCCGAACTACGCACAGCAGGCGTTCAACTCCTTCGCTCCCGGCTTGCAGGGTGCGGGCGCGGCTTCCGGCTGGGATCCCGCGGCGACTGTGGCGGCGGGCAATGCGCAGAGCGGCGTCGGCAATCAGCTCAACAGCTACGGCTTCCAGATCCTCAACAACGGTTTCGACCCCCAGCAGGAGCTTTACAGCCGCACGCAGCAGCAGCTCCAGGATCAGGTGCGCGCCGGGCAGGCGGCCCGCGGCATCTCGATGACGCCCTACGGCGCCGGGCTGGAGAACCAGGCCAACTCGAACTTCAACCTCGACTGGCAGGATCGTGCGCTCGGCCGTCAGGCCACCGCCGCCGGCGCAGCCGCTCCGCTCTTTCAGCAGGGCAACACCAACGTCATCAACGGCCAGCAGCTCGGCATGTCCGTGCCGCAGCTCCAGTCGCAGCTTCTGCAGTCGCTCCAGACCGGCGCGCTCGGCAACACGACAGCGCAGCAGCAGGTCATTCAGGACTACCTCAATTACCTCTCCGGCGGCGCGCAGGGCGACGCCAATGCGGTCGCGCGCTACAAGGCCGAGATTGAGAGCCAGAAGAACCAGGACGCCAACAGCAACGCCATGTGGGGCGGCATCGGCAAGCTCGCCGGCAACGCTGCCGCGTTCGCCTTTATGTAGGAGCGCACCATGGCCTTCTCACTCGGAGCGTTCGCTGGCGGTATTTCAGACGGCTACAACGAAGGCGTCAAACGCGAGAACACTCAAGCTGATCGCGACCAGCAGGACCAGATCGACAGCGCCTATGGCAACACGCTGGCGTCGGTCTTCGGCGCGCAGGCACCCGCGCCCCCGCAGCCTTCCCTCTTCCAGCGCATCAGCACCGGCGCGCAGAACCTCTTCGGCGGTCCGCAGGATCAGCCGGCACCCCAGCCGTTGCCGGCGAACGCCCCGCCGTCCCCAATGCCCAACATGGCGGCTGCACAGGCCGATCCGCGATCATATCAGCCCTCGGTGCCCTCGGCTGGCGGTGCGCTTCCCGGCGCTCCCCCCCTGCCGAACACGCAGGCGACGCCGTCTCAGCCGGCACCGACACCGAACCTGCCAGCGCAGCTTCCCCAACCGGGCAGTCTGAACCTGCAGCAGATCGTGCAGCGCGTCACTGCGGTGAACCCCGGCGCGCCGGCCTCCGTCATCGCCGGCGCCGTCGATCGCTTCCGGCCGTTCATGAATGATCAGTCCAAGGCGCAATGGCAGCAGCTCCAGATGGACATGCGTCAGCAACAGCTCGACCTGCGGCAGCAGAGCATCGACAATCAGGACCGCCAGCGTACGACGGCGCTCGGCCAGGGCGCTCAGAAGATCGAGGACAACCGCAATTATCGTGATCGTCGTCTTGGCCAGATGGACACGCAGGAACAGGGGCGCAACCAGCGCGCCGCCGACGCGGAAGAAGGCCGCAACAACCGTACGACGCTCGTCGAGAGCGGGCGGGACAGCCGCTTCCAGCAACAGCAAGCACGGCTTGAGAACAGCCTGCAGACCCGTGTGCAGCAGGCAGAGGCTCGTCTCCAGCAGGCCAAGTCGGTCAGCGACCGCGCGGCCGCCATCCGCGAGTGGGAAGGGGCGACGAAGGAGTACCGCGACGGGATGCGCATGCAGATGGAGAGCGCCCGCACGCCGCTCATCGGTCAGCAGAAGGCCGACATGGACAGCCGCATCAAGCAAGTGGTGCAGGGCAGCATGGCCCGGCTCAACGACATCAAGCGGCGCATGGCAGGCGGCAGCCCCACTGGCACACCTGGCTCTCCCTACGGAGGTCTCGGTTCGCCGCCCCCGGCGTCTTACCCGGACAGAGACGCGGACCAGGGCGAGATCGAGCGCAGCGCGCCGGTGCAGAATGGCCGGGCTCAACAGGGCAAGGTGACAAACCGGGCGCCGACAGCGAGTGCTGCACCCCCGGCTTCGGCACAGCAGGCTGATGCCGGTGCGCCTCCCGCCCAAGCGTTCGAGGGGCTGGCGCCGGGGCAGGCGCGTAAATTCAGCAACGGCCAGGTCTGGACGCTCAAGGATGGTCAACCTGTACGGGTGCAGTGATGGCGGTCCCGACAGTCTACATCGGCAAGGGCGTCAAGCAACCACCGACCGAGCTCGATGACATCGACACGCCCGGCGTCGTGCCGGCGCAGTGGAAGCCTGTCGGCGACGTCCCGTTGCCCTCCTCGGGCTCTGGCGATGGCGGATGGAGCGCCGTCGAGGACGTGCCTCTGCCGGCTCAAGGCGCGCAGGCCGACCCTTGGGCACCAGTGCAGGACATTCCCCTTCCACAGGGATCGGAGGAGCCGGTTCGAGGCGGACCCTCCGTAGTCGCCGGCGGGGAGAGCCCATCATCCTCGCCGGCGACGCAACCGCCCGCGGCTCCGAGCGAAGCCACACAGGCGCACACCTTCTTCGGCCGCGAGTTCGACCTGGCGCCGTCGAGCGGTCTGGTCATGCGCCCTGACGAGCGCACCTGGGCCGACAAACTGCGCGGCCTTCTCCCTCAAGCCGGCAACATTCCCCAGCGCATGGGCGAGCGGTTCGGCGAGGGCGTGCAGACAATGCAGCAGCCGGGCGTTCTGCCGAAGGTCATCGGCGCGGCCCAGACGATGTTCTCGCCGATCAGCGGCGTCTCCGATGTCGTGGCGCGCGACCCGGTGCTCAACGCCACCGGCGACCTCAAGAAGGCCAACGACGCCAAGACCCTGTTCGAGCTGGCCGCTCCGGGCATCGGGGTCGGCGCGCGCAACCTTGCCCCTGCGGTGGCCGGCCGGGCCATGCGGGAAGCGCCGGAAGCAGCAGCCGCGGTGCAGAGGCTTCCTCCTCCCCCGATCGGCACACTTCCTCCCGAAGCCCCGCCAGTCAGCCTTCCATCCACCCGTGTCATCCCCACGGCCGAGGCCATCGAGCCCGGCACCGCTGTTGGTGGAGCAGGTGGAGGCGGCCGGCCGCCGATCGACCGCAACGCTTCCCCCGGCGAGTTCGTCGAGCCGCCCAAGCGCCCTCTGTCCGATGCCGAGAAGGAAGTCCTCTCCTCGATCGGCAAGCGCCCCGGCGCGTTCAAGAAGGCCCTCGGCAAGGCCAAGGATATGGTCACGCACCCGCAGGAGACGGGCGATGCCGCCGTCACCCAGATCATCGACAACCTCCACCCGTTCCGCGTGCTCGACCGCGAGCTGGAGAAGGTGCGCGGCGTCGGCGAACCGACCATTCATGAGCTGGCGCGCCTCACCCGCGGGGCCCTTGGCGGTGCCCAGCACGCCATCAAGTTCGGCACTTATGATTACCGCACCGGCGCGCAGAACGGCCCCGGCTTGGCCGAGATCACGAAGGGCGTGAACGCCGATGGGCTGCGTGCTTATATGCTCAGCCGTCGCGACCTGGAGCTAGCTGCCCGCGGGATCAAGACCGGCGTCAACAGCGACGCTGCGCGCCGGGTCGTGCAGGAGACCGGTAGCTATTACGAGAAGGTGTTCCGTGACGTCGTCGACTTCCAGGATCGCATCCTGAACTATTACAAGGATGCAGGCTTCGTCTCCGACAAGGGCTATGCTGCCATGAAGCAGCTCAACCAGGAGTACGTGCCCCTGCAGAAGGTCGTCGACGAGGTCGCGAAGGGCACCGGCAAGAACCTGAACGTCCGCCAGATCATCAACAAGATCAAGGGCTCGGACGACTATAAGAACGTCGATCCGCTCAAGTCGATCGTCGACAACACTTACACCATGATCACCCTGGCCGAGCGCAACCGGGCGCTGAGCACCTTCGTCGAGCGCGTCGAGCGCATGCAGGGGAGCATCGGCCCGCTGGCGCGCAAGAGCCCGACCGGCCAGCGTCTGCTCACCGGCCCGAGCGGCGAAGGCGAGGTGGCTTCCAACGCGGCCTTCATCAAGGGCCGCGCCTTCCATCCGTCCGAGGACACCATCACGGTCTGGAAGGACGGCCGGCCGCAGTATTATCGCGTCGATCCAAAGATTGCCGCGGCGGCCAAGGGGCTGGGCGAAGCCGAGCTGGGCACGCTGACGAAGCTTCTCGGCACTGCTGCGCGCGGCGTGCGCCATGGCGCGACCAGCGATCCTTATTATCTCCTGTCCAACCTGCTGATCGACCAGATCACCGCGGCTGCGCAGTCCAAGACCGGCTACAAGCCCTTCCTCGACTGGCTCGGCGGTGTGAAGTCGGTCGTCGGCAAAGACCAGGCTTACAAGGATTGGCTCAAGAGCGGCGGTGCACAGTCGGTGCGTTACTCGTCGGAGTACAACCCGGCGCGCTCGGACCTCAACATGATCTCCAACAACGAGGGCGTCGCGCAGCGCATCGGCCGTCTGGCCAAGCACCCGATCGAGAGCCTGACTGCTGCCAAGGAGGTGATGGAGAACGCTACCAAGGTCGGCGAGTTCAAGCGCATCATGCGTCAGGTGGAGAAGCTGCGCCGGCAGATCGAGAAGGAAGGCGACACGGCTGCTAACATCGGTACGGACATCGACGCCCGGCGGCGCGCGGCCTACCAGAGCCGCATCGTCACTCAGGACTTCCAGAGCCGCGGCGCCAACCCGCAACTGCAGCAGCTCAACGCCATCACCGCCTTCCTCAACGGCAACATCCAGGGCAACGCGCGCGAGCTTGAGAACATCACCTTCGGCGGCCGGCGCCAGCTTCTCAACGCCATGCGCATCTACGGCGCCATGATCGCCCTGCCGTCCATCTATACCTACGTCGCCGGGCACGGAGACGACCGCTATGATAGAGCTGATCGTGGTGAGAAAGACCGCAACTGGTTGATCCTTCCGTCAGATCCTAATGAACTGCCGCTCAAGATAAAGAAGCCCTACCTGCCCGGCACGATCATCGGCTCGGGCATCGAGCGCACGCTGGATGCTTACTTCACGAAGAACCCGGATGCTTTCAAGGGCTTCGCTTCGAGCGTGCTCGGCGCCGTCACGCCGCCCTTCCTGCCGAACCTGGCGCAGCCGATGCTTGAGCATTGGGCAAACAAGAGCACGTTCACCGGCGGCAAGGTCGTGCCCGACCGGGACATGCGCGTTGCGCCGCCCTTGCGTTACGGCCCTAACACCAGCGAGCTGTCCAAGCGCGTCGGCGAGAAGCTCAATCTCACCCCGCGCGTCATCGACAATTACATCCAGGGTTATGGCGCGACGATCGGGCGCCAGGGGGTTGAGATGCTGAACGGTTTGCTGCGCCCTGCAGATGCTGGGGAGAAGCCTGACACAGGCTGGAAGGATGGTCCGCTGGCGCGGCGCTTCTTCTCGCGCACGGAAGGGCGGCAGAGCATCAGCGACTTCTACGAAAACTATAACAAGTATAACGAGTTGAAGCAGAGCGCCGACCGCCTGCGCAAACAGGGCGTGCCCGAGGAGGCCCAGAAGTATCTCGACCAGATCGGCGAGAACATGGGCGCCTACTACAAGATGATGAACGATTTCAGCAAACAGATACGCGACATTCAGGAAGACCGTACGATGCGGGGGGTCGAGAAGGCCGCGCAGATCAAGGAAACCTACAAGACGATGGTGGAGCTGGCCAAGATCGCCAACGGCGCCTATAATATCGGGCAGCGGCAGGTGAAAGAACGCGATGAACTTCGACAAGGTACCCGACTACCTTAAAGATGCGGCGCTTGAGCCCTTCGACCTGATGGACGAACCGGACGCCGAGGGCGTGCCGGAAGCTGGCTTCGTGCTGCCCTATGTGCCGGAGACTGCCGCGGCCCCAGGCAAAGCCCTGACGCTCGATGCGAGCGACGAGCTGGAAGCGGCGATCCCCAAGGCGTTCAGGAAGCTCAACGAGATCCTCGACCTGGACCTCAACGCCCAGGATGAGAAGGAGTGGCAGACGCTCCTGCGCGTGCAGATGACAGCGGTGCAGACCGTGCTCAACACGCAGGTCCGGGTGGACGACCAGCGGCTTCGGCGCCGCCAGTCTGATAATATCCCCAAGCTGCTTGAGGCGCTGGCCCGGCACGAGAAGTCGCGCCGACAGCCGGTGACGATCGACCAATGACCGGCATCATCATACGCTTCTTCATTCTGATGTGTCTCGCGGTCCTTGTGCTTCTGTGGATCGCTGGCCGTCCCTGATCGACACGACCCTGTAAGCGGCGTTGTTGGCGTCAACCTGGCGCACCATCTTGTCGAGCGTCTCCACCGACTTCTGAGTGTCCTCGGTGATCAGGCCGCCCTTGTTCATGTCGATGTTGAAGTCGCGCACGACACGGCGCGCTGCAGTCAGAAGTGTTTCATCAGGCACGTTTGTTCTCCTCGGTTATCGGGTCATGCGGGCACATCCCATTGATGTTCAGACGGTTCATCTGAGGCGTTGCCCAACGCAGATTTCGTCTCCGACAGTCCAGCCCGTCTCCATTGCGGTGGTCTACAATCGTGTGTGCAGGTGACGGCGCGGGGATACCCATTCGCTGCATCACCGCGATGTGCAGAAACAAGGTACGCTGCACGCGGGCGTCTTTCTTCGAGCCCTCTTGCACATTGCGCCGCAAATAGAACTTCCGGCCACCGCGCGACCACTTCGGCGACCAGCGCCACTGGATGGCCCACTCATAATCTTCATGGTCGACCATCGCACGGATGTTTCCTTCGACGTCGCCATAGATAAAGTACGGGCCTTCCCAGTCCCTCACCGGGCATTCTCCTCTGTGATTGGGTCATACTCCAGCAGGAAGACCTTGTCCGTTACCGGGTAAAGATCTCCATGCACGCCCTGCACGATCCAGTCGCCGTCGCGGGCTATGGCCAGAGACCCGTCGCGCGTGCGCATCGACGCCCCGCTCTCGAACAGGATGATGTTGCCCGCCGTGATCGCGCACATGATCCAATCAGGCTGCTTGCCCTTCTCGATCGGCAGCTGCACGGCGTCAACGACGCTGGGGATCTTTCGGAATTTCATGCCACGTTCTCCATGTCTGCCACTGCGTGCACCATCACCCCACTCAGCAGCGGGTGATCCGTCTTGAAGGTCAGCACCGGCACCGGTGCGCCGAGGATCTCCGTCCCGGCCGTCAGCGTGCACATGCGCCGGCCCTCGAGTATCCCGCGCGAGCCCATCGCTGAGGTGAACTCCTTGAGCCCCATGTCCCGGCCGTTCAGCCAGGTGCGCAGCTCCTTCTCCGTGATGAACACGCGCTGGGGCTGTATCTCATAGCGCAGCACCACCTTCTTGGCGGGGTAGCGGCGCGGCACCTGGCTCTCCCTAATCTTCCATGCCTTCTCCACCACGATCGCCGCGTCCAGATGCTCGTTGAGGAACTCGGCCAGCAGGTGCGCCGGATCGTTGGGCTTATGGCCGGGCTTGTCCGTGTCGCTGTCCGGCGCCTGCAGGGCCTCGCGCATCGTCCAGTCGAGCAACCGCTTGGGGGTCATGGACACGATGCCGATCGACGTGGCCACCAGCGCCGCCACATACATGCAGGACACGCCGCGCACGAGGAAGCGATGCTCGGAGCCGAGGTTGTAGCGCTTGATCAGGTCGGCCTGGCAGTCCTCCAGCGCCTTCTTCACCGCCAGCCGGTTGCTCGGGTGCACGAGGGCTTGCATGTACTTCTCACCGGCCCAGCCGGGGTTGTCGTTGAACTGCTTGCGCAGCCCCTGGTCGGTGTCCTCCTTGCGGAGCTGCGGCAGGTGGAACTCAAGGATGCGGGCGTTCATCGCCTCCGACCCCTTCGCCGATGAGATGGTGTCGATCAGGCTCTTGTTAGAGCCGCAGATCAGCGTGGTCTGCCACGAGGCCGCGTTGTGGATGAGCTGCCCATCGCTAGTGCCGCGCAGCTTGTCGCGCCCCTGCGTGAACATCTGGATGAAGTCCCTGAGCGCCTCCGGGTCGCGCTGGCGCGCCTCGTCGAAGATGACCGGCAAGTTACAAGCCACGGCCAGGGTGAGCCCCTGCGCAACGCGCGTGTCGATCGCCACCATCTGCAGGCCCTTGACGTCTCCCCACACGGTTGCCGCGGCATCGAGCGCTGTCGACTTGCCGCCGCCGGTGGTCGAGCCGACGATCGAGAGGACCATGCCGCCCTCATCCTCGCCGAAGAAGCGCATCAACGGCGCGCCCAGCGACATCATCAGCGTCACCATCTGGGGTTCCGCCCCCTCGGCGCCAAGCCGGTCGGCTGCCGCCTTCCATGCCGCCAGAGACCCACGCTTGCGCTCGCCGCCGGGGCGCAGGCTCTTGGCCCGGTGCATGACTTCCGGCGAACCGGCGATGTCGAGGGCACCCCCACCGTGATAGAGGCGCGAGCCGACGAGGAAGGCCGTCTCCTCTTCTTTCCAGCCGAACTGTTCGTACTGCACGCGGGCTCTCTCCTTCGAGGTCAGAATGTCGATGCTCTCTCGCAGGTACTGCTTCCACAGATCCTGGTTGTGGATGATGATGCTGAGGCCGGCGATCTCGGCCGACCCGTTCGAGCCGAACAGGGTCTTGAGAGGTACCTCCGCCTCGGCCCAGCCGTCATGCGGACGCCAGTAGCGTAGCACGATCGAGTGCTTCTGCGCAGTGATCTCTCCCCGGTTGAGCGCGTGCACGATAACGGGGTAGTTCGTGACGGTGAGGAAGACGCCCCTGCCATCGGCGGTCTCGGTCTTGAAGGTGAGCGCGCCGATCGACGACCAGCTAAAGGCGCCGGGTGGCGCAGGCAGCGACTGCACGGAGAAGGACGTGTCGGCCTGCACGGCTTGTTTGATCTCTGTCTCGATGCGGACGGAGCCACGGCCAAGCTGGACAGGTGACTTGATGGTGCCCTTGAACGGACAGCCGGCGCAGCCCTGCGGGTTGAGTTCGTCGAAGCGGGCGCAGAGGGTTGGCCCTGTGAGCTGCAGGGCGCGGTCGACCTTGTCATCTACTTCGGCTTCGTCGTAGCGGGGGTCTCCGTCTGACCACTCGTGGCTGACTTCTCGTCCTTCAACACAGAACGCGAGCGCCCCCAAGGCCGCATGCCAGAGCGGCTCGCTGATGGCGTTGCCACGAACTGCCCGGACGTGTCCAATTTGGGCGCACTGGTCGGCGACGAGGTCTGGGCTTGCTGGCGGTCCGTCAAGACCTCCGAGAAAAACTGATGCTGCCACTCCAGCGCCGCGATGCGCTTCGACAGTATGTCCTGAATTTCCGAGTGGATATTGAGCCTTCGATGTTGGATTGAGAGCCGATAGCTGAGCGCTAAGCACAGCAAACCCAGTAGTATCTCCGGCGCTGAGGACAACAACTGCTCTGACATTTTCTGGGTCCTTCCTATGGTGCGAGCCCGGCGGCCTCAGTATCGAGGCAGCGTCTCCGGTACGCGAGTTGTCGATCTGCAGCCCGCGTGCACGGGCTAGGGCTTTCAGGCTGTCTGCGACTGGCTTCCACTCGTCATATGACACCGGCTCGGTGAATGGGAAGTAGGCGTGCAGGCCGACGCCTGACGAGACCTCAAGCGGCTCCGGCAAGCCAGTGTCCGCAACGAACTGTGCCAGTGCAGCGCGTGCTTCCTCCTGCGTCGCATAGGGTTTCTTTGGCCCCGCGTCGATGTCCATCCACAATGATTTGAGCTGCTCGACGTTGGACGCGAGCCGGCTCTCGTTGGTCTTGTAGGAAGCGCAGCCGTGATAGACGACGTTCTCAGGAAAAATATCCTGATTGGCGATTATATTCTCAAGCGCAGCGAAGTCTTTGGTGAACTGATGGCGTCGCTGTTCTCCCCTGAAAACAGCGACGCATTTCCAGCCGTCACGCGGCAGTATTCTTGCGAGGAACTCGCCGTTTGTCAGAGGCGGCATGGAAAAGCTCTTTTATGTACTGCTGGCGTTGACGGGGCGAAACTTCATAGGGAACGATGCCATCACCTTTGTGCAGCCTCGCCACCATCCCTTCAAGCATCTTGACGCGCTTCTCCACCTCGTCCGCCCAGTCCCACCGAACACTGCGATCCCAGTAGAGCCAGGACCGCACGGTAGGGTAGGGCCTGGCGAACCAGGCCGCCAGATCATTGCAGGACAGCTTGCCCTTCGCCATGATGACGCGAAGCCGCTTGCCCGGTTTGAACTCGTTGTTCTGCATCAGCTCTTCTCCGCGTCGTACAGCGCAGCGAAAATATCCGGTTTGCACGGGTAAAATTCACCTGCAGTGCCCCGGATAATCCAGTCGCCAACTGAGGCGGTCATAGTGCCCTCCAGAGTTTCGACCCAGATTTCCACGGGCAAATTGTCAGGCTCTCCGAACTGGCTAATATTGACCCATGTCTTGACAGGTGAACCAAGCCTGTCGAGGTCCAGATTGGCCGATGTCGCCCACTCGTAGATTTCGGTTGCGCTTTCGGGAGAACCGTTGAATTGGCAAGCCTCAACAACCACAGGCTTCTTTTTAAATTTTTGCATCAGTTTCCTCCATTACCGAAGGCCGCGGCCAGCGCATTCGCCAGTTCGCCCGTGGGGGGCGGAGCGTTGACGATGCCATGGGTCGGCTGAGCCGCCTGCTGGGGCTGCTGCACCTGCGGAGCGGGCTGGGCGCCGTTGAGGAGGAAGGCCGGCGTGTTGGGGGGCGGAGGGTTGTCATCGACCGGCGTCTGCTGCACGGGAGCCTGAGCCGGCTGCTGAGCCGGAGGGTTCTGCCGTCCACGTCGCGTGCGCGCTGGCGCTGCGGGCTGAGCTTCCTGAACCGGGACCTGCTGCTGTGCAGCCTGCTGGAGGACACCTACCTGGGACTGCACAGGAGCCATAAAGCCAGTCTGTTGCACAGGGGTCTGCTGAACAGAGGTCTGCTGGACCGGCTGCTGTTGGATCTGGGCAGCGGGCTGCGCGGCCGGCGCCGGGAGAGCCCCCTGGAACGGCTTGTCGTTCTTGCCGACGATCTGCGCGGTGATCGCATCAGGTGCCTGGGCTTTTTGCACGAGAATAAGCTGCTCAGGAGTGATGAACCCGACCGGGGCGAAGTTCAGGACACCCTGCTCCTGCGCGTCGAAGGTGATGCGCGTGACGACGTCCGCCGGGGTGAGTTTGCGCGGCCCCATGTTCTGCTGAGCCAGCATGCGGATATACGGGGCGAACTGCTTGTTGAGCGACGCCGGTGGCACGCGCAGGAGGAAGGGGATCTCCGAGCCACTGGCCGGGATCAGCAGCGCCACCTTCTTGGCATCGCGGCAAGCTTTCGTCTGCGAGCCGCGTTCACTGATCGCCGATCCCCACACCGCATGAGGGCAAGCTTGGCACGTTGCCGACTGCGGCGTTGTCGCCTGGTCGGACGGAGCAATGCCGTTATCAGAGAAGCAGTCAGGCGGAGAGAACTCCGTGGCGCCAGGGTCATACTTGCCAGCGTAGTAGGTGTGGCTCAGGTTGGGGTTGGCATCGACGAAGATCACGTCCACATAAACGCGGCCGAAGGTCGGGCTGCCCTGAGTCTGGTCGAAGGCCGAAACATTCTTCTCGTTGCCGCCGGCGTCGATGGCGGTAAAAACCTGCCGAGCGATCGAGAGGGTCGGAGGACGCACGCCGCCGAGGCCGTGCACGGCGTCATCGGCGAAGTTGTTGAGGGCAGTTGCGTTCAGAAGGTGTTCAGGGAATTGTAGCATAGTTCAGCTTCTCCTTATGTTGATCTTCTTGATCCACGCGATGTTGAGGCCCGGAGGGGCTTCTCCATTGTTCTCATCCATGTAGGTCTTCACTGTCTCCTTGAGCGGCTTGATCGTCTGCTCCTGGATCAGTCCATGGTGCACGGCCCATGTGACGAAGGCGCCCTTGTCGGCAATCGTCGGGCTCATGATGGTGCTTTCATAAGCCGTGCCATAGTCGGTCTTGCTGTTCGTCGCACCGCGCTCGTTGAAGCGCCGCTGCAACTCGTTGTCGAGCGCCTCGATCATATCTTCGTGCGGCTTGATGCGCTCTTCATAGCGCTTCTTCTCCGCCTTGAGGTAGTCTTCCAGTTCGAGGCTGTACTTGATCAGGTCGGCATCGGAGCCGTCTTGGAGGCTCATATCAATCCTTTCTTTTTGTCACGAAATTTCTTAGCCGCAGCCTTCACCTTATCTTTGTTCGTTGCACTCCATGCAGCATGATAAGCGCGTAGCTTCTCTCGGTTACGCTCTCTATACCCCACGAGGTACTCATTTGCCTTATCCTTCCGGCGCAGCCGCATCGCGGGGCGGCACGCTTTGCAGTAACGGTGGCTTTTTGGGCACACGTAGACGTCATCTAAAGGGTGTCCGTTATCGCACACCATTTTTGCAGCGTTGACTGCACCGACACCAATGCCTCGCATAATATTTTCGCGGTTAGTAACTGGCTCCAGATGGTCCGGGTTACAGCAAGAACGCACACGACATTTATGGTCTAGCACCAACCCTTCCGGAATAGGTCCAACCAGTTTCGTGTAAACAACTCGATGCGCGCGAAGCTTAGAGGTTATTGGATATCCCTTGTTTGTAACCGCCCCATCCCACAACCAGCACCCGCTGTTAGGTTCGGGGCTGATGTATTTAGCAACATGTTTGGGCAAACGAGCATCCATTGCTATATTCCGTTTTCGGCGAGCTTCAATATAATTCCTTGCATTCCCTGGTTCGTCTCAAGGCGCTTGTATATCTCACGTTCTATCGAGGTCGCAGCAATCTGCACGATCGTGCGGGGAAACTTCTGCGCTGGCCCGTTGATGCGCTCGTTGGCCTGGATATAATCTTCCGTCTTGTCCGTAGGCGCGTACCAGATGATCGTCGCTGCCGCCGTCAGGTCCAGCCCTCGGGCGATCGGCCCAGGATGGGCGATCAGCGGGTTGATCTCGTTGGTGTTCTGGAACCGCCGCAGGATCTCGTCGCTCTCCTTCGTGCTCGTCTCCCCGTTGAGCACCGCGCTCTTGGGGAAATGCTTCTGTAACATGTGTAACACAGAAGTCAAGGGGGCAAAGATGATAACCTTGCGCGGCGCTTCCTCCACACATTCTTTCAGCACAGCTATACGCGGGGCGTTGTCGATCAGGTGCACGTTATGGCCGCTATCATAGATGGCTCCGCAGGATATCTGCAAGAGCTTCATGCGCAAGGCAGCCTCGTTCACGGCGTCGATGCGCTCGCCCTTCTTCATCGTCAACTGCAGGTCGGTCTTCATCTGCTTGAACTGTTTCTTCTGCTCGCCCGACAGCTCGGCGTCTTCCTGGTAGACCGTGACCGGCCCGACCTCAAAGCAGTCGGCCTGCGTGAAGCGAATGGCAGGCGATAGAAGTTTCTTGGCTTCCTCCGAGGCGCCCTGACGCGGAACCCACTTGAACTGGCTGATCTGCTGCATCACCCGCATCTTGTAAGCAGTCTTGCTCTCGCCATAAGCATTGTTGACGAGCTTGGCTTGGCCGTAGGCATCCTCCGGCCCCTGCGGCGTCGGCGTGCCCGACATCATCCACAGATACTCGCGCCAGGCCAGCAGGTGCTTCATGACCTGCCAGCGCTTCGTGGTGTGGTTGCGGTAGGCGGAGCACTCGTCGACGATGCAGATGCGGATATCCTGCCGGGCCATTAGCTTGGCGGCGAAGCCGGTCAGCTCGACCTTGCGCCGCGCGTCGCTGTAGCCGGTGCCCAGCCCGTCATGGTTGATGATGTAGTAGTCCACGTCGGCGTCGAGCAGCTTGGCCCGTTCCTCGGCTGTCCCGTGCAGGACGACGTGGCGCCGGCGCCCGAGGAAATTATTGAAGATGGTCTCGCCCCAGGTGCGGCGCAGGGTCTTAAGCGTGGCGACGATGATCGTCCTGCACGTGCCGCGCGGGTACTGGCTCATGATGTAGTCAGCCGCCCAGAGGGAGGCGAGGGTCTTGCCGGTGCGCATCTCCGACAGGCAGAAGGATCTCGGATTGAGGGCGAAGAAGTTGGCGACGGCGCGCTGCGCGATCCACGGCTTGCGACCTGGCTCTATCGGCCAGTCGTAGTGCTGCTCCATGGGAGCGATGACAGGATAGTTGATCGTGCGCAGCCGCTGCAGGTTCGGCAGCGAGACCGGCACCCCCACATAGCCGCCATGGATGGTGAACGAGTTCGGCACGACGCGCGCGATGTCCAGCGGCGTCGGTGTGTCATAGAGCAGGACGTTATGCTGCTTGTCGTGGAAGACGTGGATGGTCATCCTAAAATGTCCATAACTCTCTTACCAATATAATGGGCGTAAGCCGGAGGGATCGCTTCGCTCAACTCTGCAAGGGTCATCCAGTCGATGCCCAAAGCTTCCGAAGCTGCCGCGCGATGGCCGCCTTCCCATATATCTCTAGTGGTTCTTCCCCCGGCCGATGCCGCGCGGCGACGTGCATGGCCTCCATACACCCCTATGACAGGTTGGCGATGTTTGCACTCGGGCATTCGTATTTGAAAATTACTCTCAAAAAGACGATGCCGTTGCAGATAGCAGCCCTGTGCGCCGAGGTTGAACATTGAACCGCAGAGTAAGACCGGGTCTTCCATGGCCCATGCAGCCTCTTCCACGTTCTCTATGCACCACAAGCCAGTAGTTTCACGCAGACGCTTGCGCATTGCTTCGATAAGAAGCGGCGCTCCCTTGGTCCCTGGTGCGTGCCTAAGCGCCGTATACCCTTGGCACGGAGGTGACGCCCAAATGAAATCGAAACCTTCCAACGGATAAATAAGCGCATCGGCCTGATGGAACTCAAACGGATAGCGAGGTTGTGGATTTATATCCACCCCCACAACATCAAAGCCTGCGCGGTGCAGCCCCATGGACGCGCCTCCGGCGCAACAAAATAGATCGAGTGCGCGCGGTCTCATATCCCCATCATCCTTCTCACGTTGATGCACTCGATCGTGTCTTCGATGCACGCGCCTCCGCCCGCTTCGGCGATCTCACGCATGCAGGTCTCCTGCCTTGGCGTCACTCTGCCCCGGCCATCCGCCCGCTTCGCCTCGATGCCGTAGAACGCACCTCTCCAGCACACGAGGAAGTCGAGGGTCTGGCGACCGAAGCCGACCGGCACCGGCATGTAATAGTAGGCGCCGACGCTGTTGAGCAGCGCCCTGATGGCGTCCTTGACTTTCTTCTCAGGACCGTGGGTCATTATCCACCACAATAAAGCGGAGACCGCGCTCGTTTGCAGTAACAATAATGACTTTCTCATGAGGGTGTATCTCACCCGAAGAACGAAACACCTCTTCGACAAGCCGTCGCCAGCTTATCTGCCCCATGCAACCTGAGTGGGCTGAGCCGCTCAACTGGCCAGTGCGAAGATCGACAGTAAATTCTTTTTCGCTCATTGCGGTGTCACTCCCTTCGGGTCCATGGTGTTCAGGATCTCAGTCGCCTGAGCCTGCTCGGCAGTTTGTTGCTGCGCCGGCACGATGGCCATGATGGTCGACGAGCGGATGAAGGCGTTGTCACAGTCGAGGAAGTCATCGCGCATGGCCTCGGCCATCAACTGCTGAACCGTCTTCACAGTCTGCATTGCGAAGTTCAGGCCGAAGTTGGTCATGATAATGAAGTTGCGGACTTCCTTGGGCTTTGTATTGGTATCCCAGCCGCAAGTGATGCAGCACTGATAATCATTATCGATTCGACTAACCCAATTGCGGTCGCCGCAATTAGGGCAAATACTTTGCCGGTTCATCTCCGTCTCCCGTTGAACTGGCACGACACCACGTCGCACCACTGCTTGCACAGGCCGTTCTGCTTCTCCGGCCAGGGCTTGTCACCCAAATGTTTCTTCAACGTGTCGATCTCACTGCTGATCTTCTGGATGAAGGCCCAGGTGCGCTTGTGGTCTGACACATCATGGGCGTCGCCCAGCCGGTTCTCCTGCATCCAGATGTAATTGCCCGTCACCTTGGTAATGTGGGGGTTGTGCACGCGAATGAACACGCCGAAGATCTCCAGCTCCAGCGGGTCCTCGCGCACCTTGCCGGTCTTCCAGTCGCCTATCCACGCCTTGTCATCCTGCACCTTGAGGACGTCGACGACGCCACGGCCCCAGACATGGTGGCCGAAGAACTCCTCCGGCGCTCCCAGTGCCGACACGCCCATCTTCACTTCCGCCTTCACGGGCGTCATCTCAAGCTGCGTGCACAGCGGCTCCCACTGCATCAGGTCTTGCGTCAGTGGGCGCTTGTCGTTGAGCCGTTGCTCGAACGCCTTGTGCACCTTGTTGCCCCAGCGCATCTGTTCCGTCTCGACGTAAGGCACCTCCTTCGAGACGTACTTGGCATGAGCCATGCGCGGGCAGTTGAGATAAGTGGAGATGAAGCTGTAGGACCAGACAAGAGGTTCGCTCATAGATATATTATCTCCAGGCCACAGTAAGAGGCCAACGCGTGTTCAATCCTAGCGCCTTTTGATTTCTTCCATCCTGGCAGCATAACAATGGTGGTCGCATGAGAAGTAATGAATTCGCAGTAAATACGAAAAGCTTCACGGGGGTGATCCCAACGTCGTTCGATAGGATTATAGACGGCATGACCATCACCGCGCAGCTTCTTGGCCGTCTCGCGAAAGGCCGGATGATTTAGCTTTGGTTTGCCTGTCACTGGACCGCTGAGATATATGATCTTTAATTCTTTCGACCGCTTTGTTGTAGTAAGTTTCGTCAGCATCAACGCATATCCAATAACGGTTAGTGTTGATCGCCGCAATGGCGGTAGTGCCAGACCCGGCGGTATTATCCAGTACTAGCGCGCCCTCGTTTGTGTATGTTTTAATGAGATACTCAAACAGTGCAACGGGCTTTTGTGTGGGGTGTATTTTCGTATTTTTATCGTGGGCTATCTTTATCACTGATCGTGGGTAACGTTCACCTTTATTTTCAGTAACCACAGATACTTGCGCCCCATAATTAGTTGAAGCTCGTCCAGACGCCTGCGTGTATGGTTTCCCCTCTACCATTTGCGGAACGTAGATGCATTGCTCTTGGTAGAACACAAGCACGTTTTCATGACACTTCATCGGCTGCTTCTTAGCGTTGAGATGCCCAGTCCCCTGGAATTTCTCCCATATCCATTCGTATTTAAGGTGCCGTAAACAAGAAGCACCTAGCAATTTATCAAACGGTGCTTGTGCAGTTAATACGACCGCTGCATTTGGCTTAGCGACACGCCAATATTCCGCCCAAAGACGCTCAAGCGGCAGCACGCTATCCCACTTATTCTGGGTCGTTCCGTAAGGAAGATCACACAAAATCATATCTACAGAATGCGCACGTAGCTCACGCATAGCTTCAAAACAATCAGCGTGGTAAAATCGTCCCATACTAAAATCTTTATGTTTCATTTTACATATCTCACATCTACAACGCCCTCAGCCGCCAGCGGCGTGCCGGGCAGCCACGTCGGGCACCGGCTCATCTCCGCTTCGAGGTAAGCCATCGTCGCGGTTACGTTATTATCATCAGGTATGACCCAGGCGCCTTCGTCGTGGATCGTGCACGCAGCTCGCAGCCCCGTCTCCCGCCATACCCGCAGCAGCGACTGGCTCATGTCGATGCGGCATAAAAACTGGATCAGGTTCTCAACCAGCTTCCCCCCGTACATCTTGACGAGCCCGCGGCGCGTCTTGCGCTTCCACTGCCGCTCCTCTATGTCATACTCCAGATGGTATGTCATGTAGCTCCCGTTCGGACCATATATCTTGCCATCCTTGATCTCGACGACGTCTCGCCAGATCATCTTCCCGCCGCTGGCGATGATGCGCAGCACTTCGTTACCTTCCGCCCACAGATTGACGATCGGCTGATGACCATTGCGGTACGTGCGCTTCGCCTGCTCGGCTTCTTCGTCGGTCAAGAAGATCGGAGGTCCGTAGGTGCCGCGCTTCGCAGTCTTCTGGATCGTCCCGCCTCCAGACTGATACCCGCAGCTCAAGATAAGGAGCTTACCAAACCCTCTATGGAGCTTGTGCTTCTTAGTCACCTCGAAGCCGTAGAACTTAGAGGCTTCCTCGGAGTAAAGATCGCGCTTGTTTCGGAACGCTTCGAGGTCATCATGTTGGCCAGCCACCCGGCAGAGGGTTCTGCATTCGACTTGCGATTTGTCGACGACGGCGATCAAATACCCATCCGGGGCGCGGACACCTAGACGCATCTGTCGAGGGTCGACGATGTGTCCGTCATCGTCAAACTTGTTGCGTGGGAAATTCTGCCAGTTCAGGGCATCTCCTCCGCCCCAGCGCAATGTGTGCGCAGCATAGGGAGCGAGGTACACACACATAGGCCCACGTCTGGCCATATCAGCGAGCCGAGCCGAACGGGTCTCGGATAGCGTGCTCTTGATGTCGAGCCGTGCCTGCGCCAGTGTAGCGATAACCTCGTCATCGTTGGCTAGCAGATCCTTCATGAAGTCGTCAGTCTTGGCGATCGCTGGGATCGGGCCTTTCTTGCCTGACTTGGTCTCCACCTCGATGCCGAGGTTCTCCAGTAGCGCAACAAACTTGTCGGCTGACTGTAGATCGCCTTCATCGGCGCCGACCTGCTGGAGGATGGCTGCCTTGCGCGCCTGTTCCGCCTGCACGATCTCATCGAAGAGAGGGGCATCGCCGACGAACTGCGGCTCCGTGAACATGCGGATGGTCAGGTCGATGACCTGCAGCTCCTCCTCGGGGAAGGCGGCGGCGAGCTTCTGAAAAATCTCCCAAGTCAGCTCGCAGTCGTGCAGGCAACCGTCACCCAGGACCTTGCGCGTCTCGTTGTCGACGTTCTCCCAGCGCCGGCCTTTGAAGAGTTGGTACGGCACGTTCTTGGCTTCGAGGCCGTAGTGCGCAGCGAGACTGCCCAGCGCGACGGAGAGGTGGTTGCCGTGCACGAGCCTGGCCATGGAGAGCGTATCAAACCAGAAGCGCGGGCGCACGCCGTAATGGTACGAGAGGATCAGTCCGTCGAAGTGGGAATGATGGGCCAGTATGGCGTTCTGAGACCAGTCGACAGCAGCGAGGAAGGCAGCGATCTTCTCATGCGGCACCCAGAACTTCATACCGTCAGGGGCACGGACGCCGAGCATCAGCGCCTGGAAGCGCGGGTCGCGGATATACTCTTCGGTGGTCATCTGTTTCAGCGTGTAGTCGTCGCCGAAGTAGCTCTCGAAGTCGAGGGTCCAGATGTTCATTGTTCATCTGCCAAGTCAATAAATGGCTGCATGGACGTAGCAGAAAAGAATGGCTCAGTTTCTTGAAACTGCAGATTGTAGCAGCCAATGCCTAGTCTCTCCACATCGATATGGATCGTCTGATAAATCCGCTCAGACATTGCTTCGGCACACGTAACATACTCATCCCCCGCTGTCATTGCCTCCTTGGCGAACAGCTTCTTCGGGAAGAGCGGGGCGGCCAGTGCAGTGACTGAGCTGAGCAGGAAGTTACGTCTATTCATAGCCCATCACCCTTCTCACAAGCAGCCATGCCAGCAGGGCGAACTCGCCGAGGCATGCTGCAAGCACCATCAGAAAATATCTATCGCTCATGTCCAACCATACCGGCTGCATCTTCCTGCGTCAACGGCACTTGACATAAATTTTTTACACGTCATGCTAGCTGTTATACCTCGAAAGGAATTGTCTATGGCCTCCTTCTGGACCCCTGAGCGGGATGACGACCTGCGGCTGTTGGTCGGACAACAACTCTCCTACGCCGCCATCGCCGTGCAACTTGGCCACTCGCGCAACGCAGTCATCGGCCGCGCCCAGCGCCTCAAGCTCTCCAACCCCATGACCAGTGAGAAGCCGCGGGGAGGTCAGCCACGCAACCCCTACCGCAAGCGCTATCAGCCCCGCGGCGGCCCGGTGAAGAACTACGCAGCCGACCCTGGCTTGGTTGACCGCCCGGCGCCGATCGTCGAGCCGCCTGTGTGCATCGAGATGAATGAGCTGACCCATGCGGTCTGCCACTGGCCCTTGTGGAACGACGAGCAGCCCGCGAGACTTTACTGCGGGCTGCCGGCTGAGGATCTCAGGTCTTACTGTCCTGGGCATCAGGCGCTGGCTTACCAGCGTCGGTGAGAGCGGCGCGGGCGATGTTGCCGCAGTCGTCAAGCAGCGCCTCTTTCGGATGCCATTCGAGCCCGCTCCGTTTCTTGGTGGTCTTGAAATCCCAGCCGTCGCGATAGAATTTCAAAGCTTCCCGTAGCCGTTCATTCTCGGCCTTGAGGGATGCAAGGGCGGTGGCGGCTTCGCCATATAGCTTCCGCGTCGGCAACACGCCAAATCGTTTCGGCTCGGCAGCGTTGCGCAACTCCGCAATCAGCTCTTCCAGCCTTTTCGCATCGATTGGAGAGGTCATGATTGGGGCTCCTTTTGGGCTTTACGAGCCTCATCCGAAGAAAGCCAGTCTTCTGCCACTACCGTGGTTTCATAGCCTGCCGACTGAATAAAGCCTGCTTTCTTCGCTCGCGCAAAGTCAGCCTCTAGTCCGTGGCGGGCGATTTCTCTTGGCATGATAGCGCGCATGCTGCACACGCGCAAAATCCGAAGCAACGATTGTTGTGCTTTCGTTATCTCGCTCATGTCACTTCCCCTCCTTTCCGTTTGTCGGTGATACGGGATCGGGAAGGGCGCGGATGGCGTATTCGCGGGCAAGTTCTGCCGCCTCTACCGGAAATTCCAACGTATCGAGCGCGTTGGCTAGTTTTAAGCAGCCCTCCTTCCAACCGCGCGCGTAGTCGGCAGATTGGGTACGACCTCTCTTCGCAAGCAAAAGCAGCGAGATAATTTCGGTTCGGGAAATTACTGCGCTATCTTCGTGATCTTGCTCACGCCAAAGTTGCCACCTGTCATATGTGGCTAGATCGTAGTGTTTCGCTTGCTCTCCGCTATCGGACGATAGGATGGCGCGGGCGTTCATTTGTGCCACGATTGCCATTGCATGATGCGTGCGTAGGTTCCCGACCAGGATACCATCGGACGCGAAGACGTTGGCGTAGTTGGCTTCACCATCAGGACCGTAGTTGATGCTGTAGCGCCATTCAGCTTCCCCCTCCTTCCGGGCGGGACGATTGTTCCAGGTTGAGATAGCTTCCGCTTTTGTGTCTCTCGCAGGACCTTCAGCATGACACACGCATTTAACCGCGTAACAAAGTCCTCGCCACGTTGTTTCTACTGAAACATCTAAGCTTTGGCAGAACGGGCACGGCTTCATTTCATCAGTCATTGGACGTCTCCTGCTTCGAGGGGTAACTCCATCTGCGCGGAGGGCTGCACCGGCGTGGTGAGCCGTTCGTAGACCGCGCGCAGCTTCTTATGAGCCTGGGGGTTCAGCTCTCCCGTGCACCGCTCCCAGCGGCTGATGGTCATGGCGTGCACGTCGGCGAGCGCGGCGAAGGCCGGCTGAGACAGCTTGAGCTGCTGGCGCCACTGCTTGAGGGTGTCTCCGGTCATGGCATCACCCATTTCTTCTGCGGAAGAGGTAGCGCGCAAAGAGCTTCCACAAAGACGCACCCGCGCGCAGTGACTTTAAACTGATCAGACCCCATCGGCTCAATCAGTTCATTATCGATTAGCCAATTCGTATTTATATTGCGTCCTGGACCATCGGCGTCAAAGGGCCGCTCCCCGCAATAATAAATGCGCAGAAGCATTTCCAGTTTGGTAGGCGTTATGCGTTCACCCATCTACTTTCTCCTTCTCAATAAATCTCAGGCAGGCGTCGCGCCCTTCCGGTCCTGCGAAGATCAGCAGCAGGCCATCGTGCACGAGGATCCTCAGGCGGTTGCTGTCGGCCAGGTAGTAAGCACGCTCCTGCGTCGGCGACCCGCTCCACGTCCAGTCCTTGATATTATAGGCGGGGGTGCAGTGCTCGGCGAGCAGGCGGTGGACGTACCTGGGGGCGACGATGGCTCCATGCTTCTGGATATCAGTGTCATAGTCAGGGGTGGCACGGCAGCGCTCATGGGCCATCTGCATGAACGCCTTGGAAGCGACGACCTTGCTCAGCGGCGTGGTCGTCCTGAACTTGTGGTTGAGCGTCATGCCGTAGACGGACGGCACGCCCTTGACGGTCAGGAAGTGAGTGGCCTTGAAGCGGGTGGCAGGCTTGCCGAGGATGGTGAAGATGTTATCGGTCATTTTAGGGCTCCATAGTGTTGGCGCTTCACAGTGCACACCGCGTGGATGCACACCTTGAAACGTCAGTCGTGCCGGATCAGAGACGCGGCAACCACGTACATGGCCAGCCAGGCGCAGGCGATGACGGCACAGGCGAGGAAGACGTCGTGAGGAGAGGTCATGTCAGTTAGCCTCATCTGCATGCCAATAGTGGGCGGTGCCGATCTTGTTGCCGTTGCTGTCATAGAGTATCGACGGCTCGTCGCCGCTGTGCTCTAACTTATCAGCATACTCTCTGAGTATCCGAGCCACTTCGCAGCGCGCGTTCTCGGCGTTGTCAGTCGCTGCATTCCAGCTTTCCATCTTTATTTCGAGGTTCATGATCTTTCCTTTCGAGGTTTAAGGCTTCACGCGAAGCAGAGGATGAGAGCGACGAACGAACCGAGGCAGATCAGCTCGAAACAGTCATAGAGGGCACGGGTGATCAGGCGCATGCGGCTTCTTCCTTCTCCAGTTGCTCCAGCTCCTGCCGGAGGATGATGATCTCGTTGACGCGCTCGATAATTCGCGCTTCGCGGGCGTCCTGGTTGTGTGCACCGGGCCATGCGGCCTTGTAGGTGGCTATCGAGCCTTCGAGCATGGCGATGCGGCCGCGCAGGCCGAAGATTTTCTTCTGACGCGGGGTGCGCTCGGGCTGGCGGTAGAACTTCGCGAGGGGGTTGTGGATGGTCATTCGGCTGCCTCGATGAAGTTGTCCATGTCCTTGGTTTCGTAACCGCAGTCAGCGCAGTTCATCACGTCATAGAGCGGTTCGCTCATTTCCCATTCCTGAGTGTCCACGTTCCACCATGCGCAAGCGTCACGTGTAATGTTATGACTATTGCACTCAGGGCATACCAGAATAATTTTTTCTGCCATCGTCAACTCCTTTGTCGAGGTCTGTACAGCCTCACAGTGCACACTGGCCTTGCTGGCAGGGTTGCCAGGGAGTGTGCACCTTGAGAATGTCAGTAAGCCTTGTTCGCCCGATCAAGCTTGTCGCCTACGTATGTGCACGGGCGAGCACGATTATCACGCAACATCTGCTCCCAGTCATAAGTGAAGAAATCATACTCGCCCTTAAGAGCGTGGATGTAAAAGCCCCGCATGCCGACGGCAGACGGTATCTCGACCGCCAGCAGGTTTTCATGGCCTTTAAAGTCAATCGCGTAGGTCATGCCCATCTCCTTTATGTGGTAGTGTTACACGTTATGCGGGGTTGTCAAGGGGAATGCTTAGGCGTTCGAGCGAATACGCGGAGGTCCCTGCATGGCACGGACATACTGGCGTGCTTCCTGCACAGCCTCATGCACCATGTCAGGAAAATAATGGACGATACAAACATTTGGTCCAGCCGGATGCGCGGCGCGCATCAATGTGCAGTTGCGGTTGGCCGGGTCAGGGTCGCGATGCGCTGTCCAGAACTCATGAAAATCGGAATGACCATAGACGCTGCCACCTAAATAGCTA